TATAATGGCGACAACGTTTAAACGTTGTGCTATTTGTACTTTACCAGTACCTACAGAAGGAGACAAAATTTGTTGCGGATGTTTTAACAGATGGCAATGGCGTAAATGCAAGGAACCAGGATGTGGATGCACACCTGTAGACAAATTCTTGCCTATAAATCCACAATCTAAAGATACGATCTATGTCATAGCAGATGACTCTGACTTCGTTGCTACGGGTTATTGTCAAAAGCATCGCAAACCCGGAACACTTCCGTCAGGACAAGAGAGTACCATCAGCTCCTTCTAACCAGTAGCACCAGTCTGACCATCAGCTCCAATCTGACCATCAGCTCCAATCTGACCAGTAGTACCAGTCTGACCATCAGCTCCAATTTGACCTCTTCTCTATCTCTTCTAGTCTTTCTAATAATTGTTCAACTTTGATAACATTCAATGATAAATATTTTATAATATATAAAAAATTGATATATTTTTGTTTTGTTTTACATTTAAACAAATCAAAACCATTAAAGCCAAACGTCGATGACACTGAAAAACGACTTTTTTTCGATTATGGATCATATCCGTGATCAGGCTACACCTCAGAGAAACCCTACTTTTTCTTTTGGTAATTCCACGGCCACAACAAGTTCACCCTTTAGTGCGTCCACCCAAGCAAGAGCAGCAGCTGCTGCAGCAGCTGATGCTGATGTAGACTTCGCACCAATCGATTTGATGAGCAATGTGGATTCCTATGAAATTTGGGTGAATATGCCAGGATTCGAGAAAGATTCCATTGAAGTGACGATTCAAGACAAAGTACTCAAAATCATTGGGAAAAAGTCTATCGTCACAAGACCCGAGAAGAAGCTCTCTATCTCACGACGAGAATGTCCCAACACTGTTTGTCATCAAGTCAAATTGAAGACACCCATCGACGTTCAAAAGACCGAGAATTCCCTCATTGCAGGCGTCTTTTATCTCAAGCTTTACAAGTCTCAGCCAGATGAAGGAGTTCGCATTCCACTGTAAAAAGGTCAGATTCGAAAAGCCCATAGATAGTGATATTATACTACTTTGAAATGTGAAAATTTCTCATCCGTGAGCAACAACGTATGGCGACTGGATGGGATTCGGCTTTGCCACAGCCATGGTCACCAACACCGGTTTTCACGTTTCAGGAAATGTCTACTTTGCAAGAAACAACTATCCTCTAAAATAAGACTTATTTAGCATTATTTAGCAACGGATTCTCCTGGGAAAGTACGATGATCTCCAATATCATAAAAGTCATCAAGAGAAAAATATCAAAAAGGTTTATAAATTGATAATATTAAATTTTAAGCTACATAAAAAATTACTCTATTGAAGATAGAAAACTAGATGCAAAATACTAATGAAAAGAAGACCTATTCTGCGGTAGCGATCCGCAGAATAATAGCAGAATTGGAGTTTTTCCATAAATCACCGCCGTATGGTATCTATATAATTTCCGATGAAAATGACATTGGTAGACACTTAATTTTGATTCTGGGTCCAGATAAAACTCCTTATGAAGATGGTTTCTTCTTTTTTGAAATACTATTCCCAGAAGACTATCCATTTTCTCCTCCCAAGGTCGAGATACGCACAACAAACCCCGAATATCGTTTCAATCCCAATTTCTATCTTGAAGGCAAAGTTTGTCTATCCATCTTGGGAACATGGCAAGGTCCATCCTGGGAACCTACCATGAGTATTGATACTACCTTAATATCAATACAAGCCAGAATGAATGAATTTCCACTGGAAAATGAACCAGGCTATGAAAATGCCAACAAGAAATCCAAGATAGATTACAACCACATTGTAAGAGAACTTACTCTTAGACATAGCGTACTAGGACAACTAACTCACGGTTTTCCCAAAACAAGGATGAACCCACAAATGTCTTTTGAAGGATTTAGACCCATTATAATCGAACATTTTCACAAGAAATATCATAATTACCTGAGACTGGTAGATACTATCCCAAATGCTAGCTTAACTAGTCGTTTTGGGAACTATTCAAGACTACCCGATTTATTAAAACTAAAAGAAGATCTACATGCCCTCTTTAATTCACTACCCAATACAGTTCCTTTTGCTATTGTAGAAGCTGCAGAAGCTATAGAAGCTGCTGAAGCTATAGAAGCTTCCGCAGCTTTTACAACTTCAGCTGCTACAACGAATAGCAACATAAAACAATGTTTTATGGCACATAAAGGCGTCAATATTTCTCAACTAGAAAAGATAGAAGTTAAGAAGACACCAAAACTTAAAGTTATAGTACCAAGAGGTAGACCAATTAAAGTGTAGGGTAAGGTAAGGCAGGTAGGGAAAGGTAGGGTAAGGTAAGGTAGGGAAAGGAAGTTGTTACTTACGAGATAACCATTGGAAATCAATATATTTCATAATTGTGGGCATATCATTGACGTTTGACTGTACTTTGACAACACTTGTTGACATTACATGATATTTAGTATTTTGTTGCTACAAAAATAAAGAGCAAAAAAGCAGTGAACCTATTTATTCAACAACCTATTAATATGTATAATAGAAGAAAGATTAGGATATAAAAATGATACGCGTTAAACCTTAAATCACATTATCATACGAAATGACTAAGCGTTTGCCAGAAATTTTATCAGTCTTAAAACAATATTGGGGATATGACTCTCTTAGAGATGGACAACTTGAGATCCTTGAATCTGTGTTGTCTGGGAGAGATACTGTGGCCATATTACCCACTGGAGGGGGTAAGAGTCTATGTTACCAATTACCAGCTCTCTTAAACCAGAAAGTCACAGTTGTTGTTAGCCCTCTTCTTGCCTTAATGAAAGATCAAGCTCATCACTTAACTCAGATTGGTATTAAGACAATATGTCTCAATTCTGAGCTGAAAGCATTAGATCAATTAAGAGCCATAAATGATTTAGCATCTTATTCCATTATATACGTAACTCCTGAATTCTTATTAGCAAATACAAAGGTAATTACAATTCTTGTTAATTCTGGTAAATTAGGACTCTTAGCGATTGATGAAGCTCATTGTGCTTCATCCTGGGGTCATGACTTCCGACCTAGTTATTTACGATTAGGGGATATGAAAGCATTGCTTAGTAAATCAACTTCGGTACAGGCCCTAACTGCAAATTCTGGTAGTAGTAATAAACTTCCTCTAAATGGTTTAGTAACAGTAAATGCCAAAGGATTTGGGAACTTACCTAAATTTGTAACATCAGATGATGTTGAAGATGCTATTGTACCTAATAATTCTGTAAATATACCAATTCTAGCCTTAACAGCAACTGCACCACCTAGTGTAATTAAGGACATAGCAAAGATACTCAAGCTAGAAAATCCAACCACAATCATGGGAGACCTAGCTAGGAAGAACTTGATAATTCGCTGTATTAAAAAGACTAATGCTAAGAATCCTGCGCTAGATTTGCATAAAGTTATAGATCCCTCTCAGAACACTATTGTATATACGATAAAAAGAGATGAGACTGATTTGATTTATGATACCTTGGCGGCCTTCAACCCTTCTTTAGTTAAAGATAAGAAGATGGCCAAATATCATGCTGACTTGAGTCAGGAAATTAAACATGATATTTACACCAAATTTATCAATGGTGAGATTACCGTCTTAATTGCCACAATAGCATTTGGTATGGGTATTGATAAGAAGGATATAAGAATGATTATCAATTGGGGAGCTCCTTCTAACTTGGAAACATATTATCAGGAGATAGGTCGTGCTGGTCGTGATGGAAATCTAAGCACTTGTTATTTATTCTGGTCAGATGCTGATTTAAATCTTTCACGTTTTCATGTTACCGAATCTCATCAAGTTGGAGCATTGGCTAAAGAGAATCTCCGCAAGATAAATGCAATGGAAAACTTTTTAAGAGCAACTGAATGTCGGATTAGTATAGTAATATCCTATCTCAAAGCAGAATTTAATATGCAAGTTCATAAAAATTATGTATGCAACAAATGTGATAATTGTTGCATCATGGCAGCCAAGCTAGCACAAGTTTCCCAAGTGTCTCAGGTTGTAAATCCTTCAGCTTCTCAGAATCCGATGCCAAGTTTGACGCCAGGTTTGACGCCAAGTTTGACTCTGAGTAATTCATTATTTCAAGAAGTGGACTATGGTTGTCAAGCTTTTTTGCTATTTGACCTTATGTCAAACCTAGAAATTAGTTATGGTACTGCTATGTTGGTTGCTATACTACGTGGTTCGGAAAACAAGAGAATTACACCAAAGTTGAAGAAAATGAACTCATATGGTAAGGGTATGGAGTATTCGGAGAAATGGTGGAAATCATTCATAAAATTCATGATAGGACAAAATTATGTCATGAAAGTTGCGACCAACATACAAGGACATTTGGTAGAACTCTTAGAAGTTACATATAAAGCTAACGATTGGTTAACCCAAAATTTAAAGAATAATGAAAGAAAATTAATGTTGAGAGAAGACCCTGAATTAATTTCATTGGCACCTAAGAAACTCAGTGTTACTACTATCAACCCTTTATTAACAACTAATCTTCTAAATACCAATACTTTATCAACTATACAAAATCCACCTCAAATAAATTCCCGGACTCCGGTTTTGGGACAACAAAATCCCCAAATAAATTCTCGGACTTCGAAGTTAAACCCATCTACACAAGAAACCATAAATCAGATAAAATCGGGTAAAACATTATATGAAGTTGCTAAAGCTAGAGCTTTATCAAATGTGACCGTAGAAGGTCATTTTGTTGCTGGGTTGGAATGTGATAATGATCTTCAAAAATATTTACCACAAATAGGATTAAACAATCAAAACATAGAAAACCTTAAAACAGAAATGACAAAATATGAAATTAATACCAGTACTAATCTACATCAACTAAAACTAAAGGATGTTAAGACTATTTTTAATGGATATAACTATCTTGAGATAAAGATAGCACTAGTATTAAAAACTAACGCTAAATAAGGTGTTTTAACCTATTTAGGATAATAACTAGATATCAACAACAATTAGCAGCACAAATACAAATAGCGAGCAAACAGTAACAACTAATAATCAGTAACAAAGTAACAAAGTAACAAAGTAACTAATTCATAAAATGTGTTTAGGTGTTGACATAGGGACAGAGAGAACCTAGATACTTATGAATTCTATGTAATATCCTTAGTCTTGATGTATGATAAGGTCTTATTAATTTACTTGCTCTTTCATAGTTATACCAACCTATCTTACTTACTTCAGAAGATTGTTGGACATTGCTAGGATCGACGCACACTGGTATAAGTGATCTTGCTTCGGCTAGATAATAAATGTTTCGATAGTTATATCCATTACTTCCTTTGATATCTTCTTGTATTGGTTCTATCTCATCTAGAATGCGGTATTGATCTTGTGTAATTCCAGTTTCTTCCTGCAGTTCCCTCATAGCGCACTCTAAATCTGTTTCATGTTGACTGTTTGCAGATGTTCGACGACGTCTGCCCTTTGGAAAACCCCAGTCAGGATCGAACCAATGTGGTGAAGTTTCCTGTATTAGGCTTTTCCATGTTATTAATTCTTCCACATTATTTAATCTATCAGATACATTATACCTATTTATGGATATTTGAGAAACAATTGACGTTTTTGAATGTTTTGAATTACTATCGAGCCATGGCTCCGTTGATTTAAGCCCCATATGTTTACGATTTGTATTCTTGATGGAAACTCCTCGCAACAATCTCATGAACTGATCATTCGCCTTTTCAAACTGTTTGTAGTAAATCTTAGTAGGATCCTTCTTGGCATAGATCCAATATTTCATGAACAAATCCTTAAAACTGTGTTTTAAAATTAGATTGGCCTCAGTTTCAGTTATTCTCCCTAGCAGTTTGCGTAGATAATCGATCCCTTCAATCGAATCTATTTCATAGTTACCTATGATTATTTGAGCATAGTCATGTGTATGCCTATCAAGAATCAGCAAATATGTCACCTCATTTTCACAGTTTTGATTAAGTAGCGGATCCGTTAAATCATCGGTTAAACCATCGGTTAAACCATCCGTTGTTACAAGGTTTGAATGGTTGGAGATAGTGTTGGAGATAGTGTTGGAGATGGAGTTGGAGTTAGAAATGGAATCGGAGATAGAGTTAGAGTTGGCCATGTACCATTCTTGGATATCGATATTCTCTTCAATTATAGAACGATCAGATGAATGATAAAATAGTATAATACCATAACTTGTTATTGGTGAATCACATCCACTATTTTGATGACCTTCTTTGCCACAATTGTGGCAATACCATTGTTTTTCTGGAATTTGCGCTGGCCTTATCCAACCATCATTCTTTTTATCCGAAAGAGAAACCTCATCATCTTCTAAATGTGTTTCTAAGACTGAAGATGGAGAAGTACCTAGTAAAGAACTTGATGGAGTATTATAAGTTTCTCTTAAACATTTTTTAATTACATTCATAATATTTTATAACTTATTTGCAGTGTTATATTACCACATGAATTTTCTATTAATAATCATTTTTTCTTCAGCGCATCATTTCACAAAAAAGAAGTTTATCTAAGTCATGTACATAAAGATCTTGGCTAAAAAATATCCTATAATAATATAATATCGCACTTATTATAGACAAAAATGACATCCCTAAGAAAACCCATACCTTTGGTTAGCCTTCCCTCCAGAAGAACGGGTCAAGCTTCGGGTACTCCTGGCTCTGCTGGTTCTGCCACTTCGGCTTCGGCTGCGGCCAGAGCTGCCGCTACCGCTAGCGCTAGTACTAGTGCTAGCACAGGAAAAGCTGGTCAAAGAGTAACTATGGCTATACCAGCAAGTTCTACGAAAGCTGCGACAAGTACGAAAGCTGCGACAGCTGCGACAGCTGCGAAAGCTGCGACAAGCGCAAGTGCAACGAGTACTGCCAAGAAGCCTGTTACCCCAGGAAGTACGAAGAGATTAAGAAAATATAAGAGAACAGTTAGAGACACAGAGACAAACCCGAGAGAGGATATTCCCTTTCTTTACTATCCCGAAAAAGACGATCCGAATTACCAGAGGGACATTTACAGAAAGTGGGAGTTTCGACGTTCCAAAGTTTCAGATAATTTTGCAAAAACTAAGATAGAAGAACTTTGTGGTATCAAAAGAGTTTTATGGCCATATCAGGAATTTTTGCGTAATTTCCTCAGTAAGGAAACTCCCTATAACGGTGCTCTATTATGGCACGGTGTCGGTACTGGTAAGACTTGTGGTGCCGTTACAATTGCGGAAGGTTTAAGACCTTATATAGAAGCTGCTAAGAAGAATGTCTTTATTATTGCACCACAACACGTCGAGGAAAATTTCAAGAACGAATTATACAGTTTTACTAATGAAAAGAGGGAACAAAGTGAGGGTTTGGATCCAGGTTCCCTTCAATGTACGGGTCTTACGTATTACCTCCCACCAGTAAGCCGAGATAAAGAAAAATCGCGTAAGAGTGCGATTAAAGCACGTATGAGTGAAGGACGTTCAGTCTATAAGTTCTTTGGTATTGGTACTAAGTTCCCAAACTATGTAAGAGATCTCAAGGAAAATTATAATGTTAAACTTGATGATTGGTTTAGTAACAGTCTATTCATTATTGATGAGGCTCACCGTATTGTAACTAAGGAAGGATTAGGTCAAGAACATGTTGATCCATTTGCTGAAATTATGAGTGGTGCACCTTCTGCACAGACCAAGGCCAAGAAGGCCAAGAAAGCTAGAAAGAAGGCAAGAGCGGCAGGAGCGGCAGGAGAAGGTTCGGAGTCATCGGGATCAGAATCTGAATCCGAATCTGAATCCGAAGAGTCAGAAGGAGAAGAGGAGGGAACCAAGAGAAAGGGTCGTAAAAAGAAGACTGAAGATGACGATGATATTCCTTCACCCAAATTATTACCAGTTCTTAAGGAAATTTTCAAGAATGCTCATAATACGAAAGTCATTCTTTTAACAGCTACTCCAATCCATGATGATCCACATGAAATAATAGAAATTGTTAATCTATTACGTATTAATGACAAAGAACCAGAACTGATGGAAGCGGATAAATTATTTGTAGGTGATATTAGTGATCCATCTCTAACTCCTGCCGAAAAGATTGACAAAAAGTATTTTGACAGGATGACTAAGGGTTATATTAGTTATATTAGAGGTGAGAATCCAGTAAGTTTTCCAGAAGTACGTGTTCCCGACGATAGTTATACACCACATTGTTTAGTTGATATCACTGGATCCAAGGTTATAGTACCAATTCCGTTGGACATTAATTTAGGTCTTGTTAGATGTCCTATGGATGCTAACATGCAGTACACAGTACACCAGAACTGGGTACATAATTCGGGTGGTACTGGTGGTCGTGGAATGATCCATCTTGGTGTTGTAGGTCGTCAGATCACGACTGTAGTTTATCCTAACTTAGCTCCAGATGGATTACCACTAGTGGGTAATCGTTCGGGTTTCTTCCGTGTATTCGCCAAGAATAATCAACCTGGACCACTGGCTGCCTCCTTGGCAGCAACGACGGCTAAATCAGTTGCAGCTGCAAGAGGCAAACCATTCAGCAAGTCTGGTAAAGGTAAGCGTGTGATTACGCAATTTAGATGGCAAGGCGGTACAAATGAATTCACAAATGGTAATGATGGTAACAATATGCAATTCCTATGGCAAGAAAATATCTACCCATTCTCGACTAAATTCCATTCTATGTTGCATAACATAGGCGACTCAAACCGTGGTATAACCTTTATCTACTCGACCTTCGTTGAAAATGGTGCTATTTCTGCTGCTATGTTCTTAGAGGCCAATGGTTTCGTAAGATATCATCACGAAGATACTTTTAAGAGAAATCTCGCTGGTCGTTATGATGATTATGCTGCCCCTTATCCACTCATAAGTTATCAAAGCTATAAAGATAACAACATGCCAAGACGTTATCGCTGTTACCGTTGTTGCAAGTTAGACCGTGATGAAATACACGTAAATACTGGACTAGGGCCTGACGGTACGACTACGAGCAATCCTAATTTTGGAAAAGCTGGTTCTACAGAAGAAGAAGATCCACAAGGAGATATGCCACATAAGTTCGAACAAGGTGTATATTCACTTTATTTACAAAAAGGTAGTGTAAAGTTACGTGAAGAAGAAGGTGATATCATCAGATCTACAGAAAACAAATATGGTAAAAGAATTAGATTCCTTATCGGCTCTAAAATCATTGGTGAAGGTGTTAACTTGTTTAACGTCAGACAAGTCCACTTACTAGATCCTTGGCATAATAGTACAGTGGGTTATCAAGCTCGTGGTCGTGCCATTCGTAATTGTTCACACAAGGAATTACCAGCTGATATGCGTTATGTCATGATTTATGAATATTGTGCTTCTGTTCCAGAGTATTTCGAGGGACAAGAGGAATATGGTCTTGGAGTTGTAGAAGAATTCTTGAACGGTAATACTTCAGCCTTGAATATGCCTGTTATAGTCGATGGTGAAAATATGGGTATGACGGCAGTACCATTGTTAACCGAGACAATTGATGAAGAAATCTTCAGACGTGCTTGGAGCAAGGATGTTATTATTAAGTATTTGGAACGTCTTGCCAAGATGAACGCTTTTGATTGTAACCTGTTTAAAGCACTAAATTATTTTCCTAATACTGATAAACCATATACTCGTGCTTGCGATTATCTACCTTGTGACTTCGAGTGTTCATGGGAGCCCAACGCTGCTGATGAGACCGATCCCGACTTCTTGAATTACGATACTTACAATCTCTTTTTTAGCAAGACACAAGTAGATCGTGCTATACAGACGCTAAGAGAAATATTCAAGAGATATCCAGGAGGTTTACAGGTCGATGATATCGTTCAGCTCGTTAGAAATGTCGATCCTAATATTGATGAGGAATATGTATATCAAGCTTTGGATGAAATGCTAGGAGATCCACCAGGAAGAATGCCTATGCAGCTAATCGATAGAATGGGTAGAAATGGAAAATTGGTCTACCAAGGAAGTGCCTATATTTTCCAGCCTAATGATATTAAAGATGAGAGGGCGCCTATTAGATACCGCTTAAAACCATTACAAATTAAGAGACGTGATAATAAATTTGCTGTTGCAGAAAAACCTGAGGAAGTACAAAGAAAATTGGCAGCAAAAGAAGTTGACCATCAGAATATTGCATTATCAAAACTTAATAAGTTACTCGCAGAATATAAGGCTGACCCAAGTATAGCTGAGTTTAAACCATATGAGATTGAAAAATCCCTCGATACACTTCCTCCCGTCGAACTTTCATATTTATTCCATGCCTTATTCTCCAATCAATATACAGACCCTAGGTATAGCCTCTTTAAGGGTGTCGTCTTGGAATATTTGGCAAAACGTTTCATGCTTTTACTAGCACCTATTACGACCAGAGTCGGAGCTGGAACCAAAGCCACAAGACCGACTGTAGATGCAATGGGTATAATTACCCAAAATTTCCAAAGTTCATTAAAGAATACACCAGATATCTTAGTTGGTACACAATATGCTATTGTTGGTGATCGTATTGATGGATATGAGAACATAAACGTTGAACCTAGTAATACTAGTGTCTTAACCTTCACAGCTGTTAATGGAGAAGATCCTGCTGTCAAGCAGGCAGCCAATTACATGCAAGGTCTGGCAACTGATAACGACCTGAGTGATGTAGCTTATGGTTATTTTGATGAAAAGATGAACAAGTTTAAGGTAAGCTACACTGGAGATGAAGACATTACTTTCAATACAAAGACTGCTAAGGTAAGTCAAAGAAGTATCGCTAAAGGCAAGGTTATCACAACCTATCAGCGACCTGTGTTGATCGAAATATTAGATAAGTTAAAGGAGGAGTTAGAGAAACGCTCTAGATTCGATCTTGAGCACATTGACAGTTCAGCACTTGGTACCGAAGAACTCGCATTAACGATCGAACAAGCACTGCGTATTTTGGATATGGCATCGGCCGAAGAAGCAATTGAGACTGGTGAACCCAGAACGAAATTCCTCTTATACCCTTACCAAAATGTTGATAAAGTTGTCATAGGAACTACGGAATACCCAGGTTGCCGTGTATTCGGATTCGAAACTGGTCCTAATGATACAGTTAAGGGAAGACATAGATCACAACTCTTAACGAGCTCTACAAGACTTAATATTGATAGATGTGCACCAAAACAGGGCGCTACCTCTTAGGTTTATGATTGTTAGGATTTTAAAACAAATATATACTTAAAAAAGTGAAAATTTATTTATTTTTTCTTCGGATAGACAAGAAGAAAAACTGTTTACAATGAGTCTTTACAACATGATTATGGGAGACGGTACATCTCCATTACTCAACATCCTTAACGAAGTTCAGGATCTGGAAATTCCTCGTTACCGAGATTGCTATCTCAGTGGTAATTCGATTTGTGTCTTGACAAGGACAGGAGGTGGCAATCGTGAAGAGTACGAAGATGCCAACGAAAAGATGACTGAACACCCCCTCTACGTCAGTGACAGTGACTGTGATTGGGACACGACATACGCCGAGTTTTATTTCAGCTTTCCAAACGATTTGAAAGCTGATTTGAAAGAACTTGTGAGAATACAGAAGAAAGAGAGAAAGGTCGCGAAAGCCAAGGCTGCAGCTGCGAAAGCCAGTACTGAATTTAGTTCTCCTGAAGATAACTCAGCAACAGAATCCACATCCGAAAAGACGCCTTATGTCTTTTCTGAAAAGTTTCGCAAACTCTTCAATTACAAGCCGTTAGCTTCGCCAACTCCAGGAGCT